GACCTGTGGTATACTTGATGGAACTACATGCTGTCATTGCAAGCACGATTGGAATCAATACTAACTTTTTCATTTATTTCCCCGCTTCACGAATATAACCACCGGCCTTGTTAAGGTCCTCACTAGCGCCTTGTAGTGCGCCACCAACTGTACCACATGCTGTTAAAAGGGTACATAATATAAACATAATATATTTCATTCTCACCTCACAATTTGAGCAACACGACTAATGATTCTTCTTTTATCAACAGGTAAAGACCTAATGAAATTGTTCATCTCAAAATCATTATACGATATTTTCGGTTTAATGTCAAGTTCCGTAAACACAAATACCATCTTTTCTTTTGATACATATTTACCATCTGCAACTCTAGCAATCATTTTCTGATTCTTTTCTAAGAGTTCTAATTCTGCTCCAGTTTGTGTAATCTTTTTCTGGAAAATATTGTAATAACGATTCCCATGATAATTGAACACATAAACATTACCAACTTTGTTGGCAGTTACCATATACTTCACTGGTTCACCGTTTTTAAAATATGGTTGTTCAGTCCAGACGTTAAAGTAAATGTTATTATTGATTTTTTCAACTTCAGCATCAATCGTAACTCTACAAATAATTTTACCCTGTTCAACTATTTTTTCAGATTGTTTTTTATTGACCTTCTTGATTGTACCGTTTACAGTTGATACAGTATCACGACTCAAAATACATTCGGTGTTATAACACACTTCGCTTGTATTCGATTCGTATTCTTCTCCAAGAAAATTACGGATAGCATCGGTTTGTGCATACTCTTCCGCAATTTGACAGGCAATATTTTCTGCCATATCAGGTCCATAAAAATACTCTCCAACGCCTTGCACAGCAAAAGCGTTAGAGAGCATGAAAGCCAACGTTAGTGGCAGGAGACGCATGAATTATTCCGTAATTTCTACAACGTCATCAGTAGATATTTCAGTTACTTGCTCAGTAACTTCAGTTGCTTGTGTTTTCAGTTCGTCCATAGACTTAACTGGTTTTGCTTTGACAGTCTTGGCTTTAGGTTTGGTAACTTTAGCCACAACTGCTTTAACTGGTTTTGATTTTACTGCTACTAGTTCAAGTGGAGCGAACCCACGATCTTTCAGCACTTTAATCATTTCTTTAACGTTGACTAGTTCGTAACCACTAACGGTACGACCAGTTTTGTGTGTTTTAACAACAGCACCCTGTACTTTCAACCACCACATTTCGGTAGAAATACGGTACATAGCATCATATTGCATTGTAGCACCGATTTGTTCTTTACTGATAATACCACCATTTGCGAGAACCATCAAAAGACGTTCCCAACGGCGAGGTTCTTTACGTGCAGCCATAATATACTCCTATTCAGTTAATGAGATTATAATGTAACATATATTGGTTGGTTTGTCAAGCAACTAACGGTAATAATTGCGTGGATAAACATCAAACTTTACCGCATCCTGTTTCAGGCAATGATCTTTGTAATACCGAGGACCACGGAATTTAAAGTAAACACTTCGCCCAACAACTTTTCGAATTAATTTTCTTGTTTCAGGTGTATATTTCTCAATTGGGATATGCTTGAATATAGAAGCAAATTCCGGGGATGATTTAAAATCCATCAAATTTAAAGTATTCATTAAGCAGCCTTTAACATAAGTGTAGGGTATTTTACAAAACCCGTGGTGTCTTTTTTCGCTTTGCCTTTTGCATACAAGCCAACAACAACACCTTTAGGATCAAGGAAACGCAAGTCGGATTCGTCACCGTTAAAAACTGGACGACCAAGATAAGTTTCTGGCATCGGCAAAGTTTTTTTGATACCGAAAACCGTTGCAACATTGTAACCTTGTGCTATTGCTTTTTGTACGTCAGCATCATTGCCGTCAGCAGCAGAGAATGTCAACGAATAGTTAGGAATGAAGTTTATTTTACGACCAAGGATTTTGGTGTAATCGTAAAAAATAACTTCTGGAAAAGCAAAGAAAATGTTGGAATATGTTTGACCGTTACGGAGAACCTCATACTTTTCAAAAGCGATATCGGAGGTACCGTTCAAACGGAAAACTGGAATCAAGGAGAGTTTAGCAGATTGTTTAATTGCTAACTCAATATCTTTGACCAGTAAATTCATAAAGGAAACACGGTCCTCGAAAAACAATCGAGTTTTGCGAATTCGTGCTTTTTGGATAGTATTGGTAGTCTCGCCTTTTTTGAACATACCGCCACGACCAGCAGTATTAAGACAAGCAGCAGTACACCCTTCGGTGCGTTTTGGACAAGTCTCAAAACCCGAAAGGTTTGCAGGTGCAAGGTGTAAAATGTAAGTATTGTAACCTGTTGCCAAACCTTTAAGGGTTTTGGGGTTACCAGTAGATAATAGTTTCATAACAACTCCTTTATTTCTCACTCAATACAACCATTATACCATAACGGTGATTTTAGGTCAAGCATTATTTTGTTGCCATTATGACACGTTGCCAAAATACAACATGTTGCCAAAATGCAACAATTACCGTCGCATTTTGGCTTGATCCTTGGCTTCCTCGGAAGTAAAAATCGGAACAGCATTGGACTTGTGCAAAGTACCGATACCTAACATTTTGTCGCCTGTGTATCGTTTACCCTCAATCGGCTTTGTCGCATTACCTACACCAGAATCAACTGATGGCAAATTGCGAGGATTACGATCCGCAGGAATAGTCAAACTGTAAGATTTTAAAGGTTTTACTTTGCGCTCTTTAACAGTAGAGGTGACCGACCACTTAGTCATTAGGTTGTTCCAGTCTTTTTGCAATTCACGTTGTTTTGCATTAGGCTTACGTTTTTTAGAACTTTGATTAGTGTAGATTATCATTTTTCAACAAACCCTTTCACTTTTGTAATATGCTTACATTTACTGTGGTATTGAAAACCGATGCAATGACAAGCATAATGGCCATTCGATAAAGTCACCAAATACTCATGACCCTTATCACCCTTTACTTTGAATTTTCTCAAATTTGAAGTATTGCCTTTGAGTATTTTTAGGTCATTAATTTTATTAATATTAATTATTGAGACTGGATGGTTTTTATTGTCAGTTTTGACACAAAAATATTCTGAGCCAATCCATTTTGAATTTTTGACAACAACACCTGTAAAAACGGTGTCGTTAAAAGGTTGACAACTATACGTATGGTAGTTGTAATTTCGGAAACGCACAGTTACCGCGACCTCTGAGCCGATTGTAGGAATAGTTTTCATCCTATAATGGTAACAGAGGTGCGATTAAAAGTCAAGCCTGTTGTATAAAAACAACAGAACTAAATGTTAACCTTTTAGTAACTGTTGGTTATTTTCATTCATCGATTCCTCAATTTCCTTACGGCGAATTTGTGACAATTCTTTTTTGAGGTCATACCGATTATTTTGTGCATCAGCAATTTTAGCTTCCAAATCAATCAATTCAGAAATGATTGCATCTTTACGATTCGTTGAAGGTAACATATTCTTCCTTTTCCTCTTTGGCCAAACGATAATATGATTTATCGTGATGGCGTTTTTTATTTAAGTTTATTGTCTCACGATCTTTATTTTTCTTAAATTTCGTTTTGACTATTTTCTGAAACTTATTTCCACCAGCTAACATATGACTATTAAACTCCCCTAAAAAACATAGTCGGCAACACCATACTCTTTTAATTGATTCCCATCCATCCAAGTATCAGTTGGTCCGAGTAGATACTTCTTTACATCATTTTCTGAAAGATTACTACCATCATGAAGGACTCCAATCATTCTTTTATTAATACGATCAAATTCTTGTGAGAATGCTTTTATGTCATGATACTTACCACCAAAATCATGGTTAAATTGATGAATCATAATGCTCGTGTTTTTTGATATCGAACGATGACCCTTTGTCCCTGAAGCAAATATCATAAACGCAGAGCTTATTATATTTCCTATTCCGATGGTTGCAATAGGAACTGCGGATACACGCATAACGTCAATTAATGCAAAAGCATCGTTTACACTTCCACCTTCTGAATTGATATACAAGCTAACTGGTGATTTAACTTTCTTATGATTTAAGTCAACGATCCATCGAATTGCAGATTCCACATTATTCTCATCTATATTACCAGAAAGAATATGTGACCGATCATAATCTAATATTTTTTTCATAGTGTAATGGTAATGCCGGGTCCAATAATATTTTCTTTAGTTTGTTTTGTCCAAGGAAAGTTTCCACCATATTTAATCTGATTGGATTTATTGCCTTGGGTGAAAAAGTCTTTAGTGACGGAATTTGGATTTCCATCGAGTCTATAATTTAAGGAATGTTTTTTAGTACAATCATATTTAGGGAAATGACTTTTTAAAGCACCGAAGAACTGACGATCTGCACCCCATTGTCCATACCACGAATGTCCTATGCGAACTGCAACATCACGCCGAACAGCAAAGCTGCTAGTATCGACATGAAAGGTTCTATCGTCAAAATGTACAGGCCATTTACCAAGCGATTCACAATTATCTTCACAGAGAAACTTCCCTTCTTTATCATAAATTTTTCTTAATGAATAAGCCCAATCATTGCCCTCTTGAAGAACATTGACCAGGTCCTCAACATGATGTACGTCCACCCAATTATCCTCGTCAAGGTAACATATGACATCAGCGTTAACCAGAAAAGAACATGCAGCATATACACGGTGGCCATACCAACCTTTTCCAACGTTTTCTTCCAAACATACATGCTTAACGTTTGGATATCCCGTTGTAAACTTATCCACGCTTTCAAGAAATTGGTTTCCATCAACGAAAACATAATGAGTTAAATTTTTATACGTTTGTTTTTGAACACTTTGAACACATTGTTCCAGATGTTTTGCACCTACAGTTGGTGTCACTACAGCTACTTTCATCACTCACCTTTTTAAATATAGTGTCCCAGTTTTTTTCAAATTCATTTCTTGGTATTCCAATAGGTCTAGGTTTCGATCCTTTACCGCCTGTACTCATGTTATGCCTCTAATGGTAAATCTGGGAATGCTTCTTTTATAATCTTTGTATTTAGTCCACGGACTTTTAAAGACTTGTTAAACATATTGACAAGTATTTCTGCTTCATCACGGTGTAATGATTCCAAAGTAACGATTAATAATTCACGTTGACGTTTTTCCGTAATGTCATGTGGTTTTGCTGGATGATTTGTAATATACTTGTATATCTGTCCCATCTCTTGTTCCAGATACACATAATTCAAACCCGCTGGTTCAATAGCAGGTTTGTAAGTTGGGATTTCCTTAACATCAAATCCGATACTTGGATGTAATGCACAACATAGAAAATTTTTGAAAGCTTTAGTTCCATATTTACGTAGAACTTCTACTTTAGCCTTTTGTCCAGATGCTTTTTCAAATTCC